TGCACATCTCAGGCGCGAGCACCCGAGCGACTTGGCCATGCTTTCCAGTTCGTCAAAGAATTCTTCGAAATGCCCGTGCGGGGCATACATTTCATAGGCGTAGAGCACGCGGAAGTTGGGCAGTTGCTCGACACCCACCACGCCCCAGCCAGCGATGACGTCATCGCGATCGAGGCGGACCAGTGTCCGTTCGCCACGGCTCAGCATCATCTTCAGCTGATCGCCCGTGATCTCCCCGCCTGAGGTGGCACAGGCGGCGCCAAGGTTATGCGCGCCCTCTTTCCAGGCGACATCAATGTGTGACGTCGGCACCATGATCAATTTGTTCATCAGTTCCCCGTCAGGAAGCGGCGAGGCACCCAAGTCCCTGGGGTTCCAGAGACAACGCAGGTCCAGCCTTCAATCACGTATTTGGAGCCGGCCGTGCCGAGCTCAGAGGGCGCGGAGTTCATGACCGCATCACCCTGCATCCACGAACCGCTGGTGGGGGCTGCGGTCAGTGCGGTATAGAAGCCCGCAATCCGGCCCTCTGAAATCAAGTTGACCTGCACGGCGTGTTCACGCAGCTCGCGCTGCAGGACTGGGTCGGTTGTCCCGACCGTAGGCGTCGTTCTCAGCTTCATTACCGCCCCCCCGCCGGACTGATGTCGGCGTCCATATGGGTCACCCGGACCGGCCCAGTGAAAGTGAATGTCGCCTTGTGCCAGCGCGCCGACTGACGCAGGTCAAACTTGCCGTCCAGCACGGAACCAGTGGTGCCGGCGGTAAAGCCCGTCCCTGAGTTCATCTGGACGAAGGTCTGCACCGATGCTGTTTGCGGGGCGATTGCATAGCGCAGGCGGATCTTGTTGAGCGCCGTCACCGCATCGTCATCCCCCACTTCGCCGGTCGTCATCGCACTGCCGACAGAGGTGCCGGTCATGGCTTGCAACTGGTGCGAGGTGTTGAAGATCGACAGCGACTTGCCTCCGGCCAACCAGAACTGCGAGTCGAAGGAGTAGGACGACAGCCCGTCGATGGTCGCCGAGATGGACGACAGCCCGTCAATGGTCACGCCGGCCGCGATGTAGTTGAGAGCCGCCTCAATGCTGCGGTTCGCCACCCCCCATTTCTTGGCAGTGACGTGATAGACCAAGGCTGAATCCGGCGAGGTAGCGCCCAGCGAGGGGTAGAACACCCACACCAGATTCTTCTGCCGGTCAAACACGCAGATCGTCTTGTAACGGTAGGAAGGGTTCGACTGGTCGAAGAAGAACTGCCGAACAAACCCATCAGCTACCGGGATGGGGCGGGTGCCGTCGAAAATCCAGATGTTGTCATCGCCGACGAAGAAATGAGCCCCGCCGATATCACAGAGCGCTTCCTTGCCGACGCAGCCAGCCTCACCGCCAGGAACCTGAATCCAGTTCCAGACCGTGGGGGCGCCGACGTACTGGCCCAGGTAGATCGATTTCTGCTTGTAGGCGATGGCGTACTCGCCCAGGCGCATGCCTGCCGTGAGCTTCCCGGCGGTGGCCACCAAACGCCCCGAGGTGGCCTGGGTCGCAAGGCTGGGTGTCCACGAGGTGTCATCGAAGGCGGCGCAGCAGTGCCAGCCATCCGGTTTTTCTGAGCCGTCGTTGGTGTTTAGCGCCATGACGAAGGCGCCGACTGTGAACAGAATTTCAGCCTTTGGCGCGGTCGCCACGTCGGCAAATACGCCGCCGGTCGAGCGCTGGGTCACGTCCGCCCGATTGGCGCACAGCGTGGCATCACCGAACTGCGCAATGGCCCAGCGGGTATCGACGCCACCGTTGTACACGGCAACACGCGACACGTCAGACCATGCACCTGCCGAGAGCTCATACAGCTTGGTCGCGGTGCCAGCGATGATGCGCCGCGTGTCGTCAAGCTTGGTGACCACCGCAGCGCCAATGCAGGCAGCCGCCAGTGCTGGGGTCGAGGCCGGGGTTGCAGGCTCAGGAGCCCCTTCCATGCCATTCAGGTAGGGCACGAGGTTTGAGCAGCTGCTGATGATCCCGGGCGCGGTCACGTCGGCATCTGGCGCAAAACCTTGGAGAGGGATCATCGCGCACGCACCTTCATGGTGGAACCGCTGTACCAGTCAAGATTGTTTATGCTCTCGATAGCCTGGGCATACAGAGATGCCCATACCTGAATGCGGGCGTCGTTCATGATGAACGGCGTGGCCGCCAGCAGCGAGGCGTAGAGGTAAGCATTGGGCCAGCTGGTCAGTAACCAGTTGGTGGTGTTGGACACCGACAGGGCTGGGATACGCTGCGCATAGGTCAGCTCCAGCGAATAGACGACGTCAGGGATCGGAGCAAGCTCGACGTTTGCGCCGATGACGGTGAACACAATAGGCTGCCCCGAGCCATTTGCGGCGAAATCGATGCTGATTTCATCAGGAGTTCGATAAGACAGAGGCTGGTTGTAGGTGCCGGTCACTTGCAGACGGCGCATCTCTGACATATCAGTCGGCAGCGCCACCGTGTTGATGCCTGCCACCGTCGATAGCGTGGTCTTGGTCTCCATGGCGCGCGTCTTTAGGTCCGTGCTCAACTGACATTCGGCCAGGGTGATGAAGTCCGGGATGCTGGCCGTCAAATCTGCACGGTTGAGCCAGTTCGCCACGGACGCCTGCAGTTCCGAGTAGTTGGTGATGCTCATACTTTGCCCTTCCACACCCGAAACGCGGCCAAATCAGGGTCGCTCAGCATCCGGCGCATGTGCTCCTTGTTGCTGATGCACTCATGGAAGGTGATGCCATTCTTGTTGCAGTAGTCCTCCACGATGACGAACGGGATGCTGGCTGCATGCTTCATTTCCGACGTGCCATGGTGCCCGCCGTTGTGCAGCGCCTTGGTGCGCTCAGCGATGGCGGTGCAGTCTTGCGTGCGCTCGACAGTCATCTTGCCATCGTGGAAATGGAACTTCGTGTCGAGGTCGATCATTTATGCGTTCTCCAGCGGCGAAACCTGCACAGCGCCTGCACCAGTGAACACGCCGTTACCCGCCGCCGCTGCCCAAATGGCAGCGATCTTGGTGTAGCCACAGGTCGGCATGATCACGGCATCGCCAGGCTGCACCAGCAAATCGCCTGACACTGCAACCGGAGTGCCGTTGCCGATACGGACATAGGCTGAGCCGGTCGCGCTGATGCGGATGTATTTTGGTACGTTGCCCGCCGAGTCCAGCGGAATCGTGGCGCTGGCCGATGCGGCCGACGTGGTAATAGCTACGCCTGGCGCGACCACCGTAATGGCGTTCTCAAGGGTATTGCTCATGGTGAGCTCCAAAGGAAAACGCCCCCGAGGGGGCGGTGCATCAGGCTGGGTTCAGCGTCACGCTGATGGCGCCGACGGCCGAGGTTGGCGTACCAGACATGTCGAAGCAGATCGAGTCACCAGCCGCCATCAGGAGGTCAGATGGCGTGGTCGACAGCGTCAGCGCTTGCTGAGTTGCCGCAGTACCGACGAGGTTGTACGTGCCGGTGTGCAGCGCGGTGCCTGCAATGAGCGCAGTGCCACTTGGCACCTTGCGGACCACGGCAGTGCACGCACCACCAGTCCCCGCCACGTCTACACGGCCACGAATGGCCTTGACCACATACGGACGGTCAGCGGTGAACAGGGTGCAGTCCACCGTAGTAGCGGTGTAGTTCAGCGTGATGGGCAGGAACCCACCGTCACCGCCGGACGAGCCCTCGATACCCATCGAGCTGTCGCCGAGGTTCTTTAAGTTGGGCATGTTGCGTTCTCCAGAAATGAGAAAGGGGAGCCGAAGCTCCCCTTGGTGATCGCCGTTAGGCTCAGGCCACGTCGTAGATCGCGCCGTTCGCTTTCGGTGCGCGCGACTCAACGGTCCATTCCACGACCAGCTCACGCTGCATCGCATCGCCGGTTTGAGCCAGTTCGATGGTCTGGAACGGACGCAGGTAGCTGATGGCCCACTTGTCCGACTGGAGAACGAACACGTCGTTGGCGTCTTGGAAGCGCGACGGGATAGCCTTCAGCTCGCCGAAGTCCGACACGTACACGTCCACAGAGGCGTACAGCTTGGCGTCCTCAGACTTGTCGAAGCGGGTAGCGTTACCGGTGAAGGTGGAGAAGGTTTGCTTCGCAGCAGGTGGCAGGAGGATCGAGTCCGCCTCACCGCCAGCAGTGAAGATCTTCTGCAGCACGGACTTCAAGCGCGCTTCGGTGAAGGCGATCGCGGTGCCCTTGGTGCGACCGGTGTTGCCGGTGTACGAGGCCAAGGTGCCGCCGTTGCGGTCCACGTTGTCCACGACCCAGCCAACCAGACCACGAGCTTGGCGCGGCGCAGTGGCGCTCACGTCCAGCTGAGTGGCCGAGCTTTCCATGTCGCGGCGCAGTTCCAGTGCGGCCAGGCTCAGCTGGTAGGCCAGCTCATCCTTGCGGCCAGCAGGGTTCATCGCCTGTTGGGTGCCGGACACGATCACAGTTTTGGTCGAGATCTGGGTGCGGTTGTTCAAGCGCACGGTTGGGGTAACGGTCTTGGCCGAGGCGTTGTCACCTTCAACCTGGGCGTTGTTGGTCACTGCGGACGCGAGGTCCTGGGTTTGCCACTCGTGCAGGGTGTTGGATGCTTTGCCCTTGGCTGCCAGCGAGATGAACGGCGTGGCAGTAGGGGAAATGCGGTAGATGGTGTCGGTCAGGTCTTCACGGTTACCGATGGCAGCCGTGGTGAGGAAAGTACCGGTAGGGGCGGTCATGATATAGCTCCGAAATTAAAGGAATTGGGCGAATACGGCGGCGGCCGACTCAACGGTTCCTGACTTCGCGTGGTTCTTCGCGGCGGTCGTGCGACCATCAGCATTTCCGTTGGTGGTTACGCCTGGCTTGACCACTCGCTGCGGGGCTTCCTGGACTCTCTTGGCTTGCACGTTGGCTTTGGCCATGAGGTCCCGATACAGCATCGCGTCTCGTGCAATGAGCACGTGGCGGTGGTCGGCAATGGACGAAATGTCCTCATCCCCGAAGCCCTGATCTTTCAGGAACTTCGAGATAGCGGTTTTTTCGGCTGCGGCCTTTGCATCGTCTTTCCAGTCCGGGAGCTTGGCGAGGAGGTTGTCCTGCTGCTCGGCCAGGTAACTTTGGTGGGCTTGTGCCTGTTCGTTCTGGTGTTGCTGGATGAGTTTTTGGCGTTCCGACATGTTTTGCTGATACAGGGCCTGTCTCTGTTCATAGAGTTGCCGCTGCTTCAGGTACTCCACCGGATCTTGCTCAATCAGCGCGTTCCAGTCGATTTGACCTTGTTGCTCAAGTGCGCCTTCGAGCTGAGCAGCCATGCGTTCGAGCTTGGAGTGGTACTCCTGACGCTCTTGCTGGGCCTGCTGCAGTGCGGCGTCTGCAGTCTTGCGTTGCTCGGCGGCTTCCATCGTCTTCTTGGTGTAGTCAGACTGACGCTGGTAGCCATTCAACAGCTCGCTGAGGGGGACCTGAACCTCCTTGCCGTCGATTTTGACGGTGAAGGTCTTAGGCTCCGCATCGGTGTCGCTGTCTGCATCTACATCTACATCCGTATCGACGTCAGCATCGACATCGACATCAGTGCTCAGGTCTTGGTCAGCGTCAGCATTCGCATCAGCGTCGCCATCTGCCTTGGCTGGCGGATCAAGCAATGCAGCAAACGCCGCAGCGCCGCCGTCAACAGTCAGTGCGCCGCCGCCATCGCCGACGGATTCGTTCATCAGGACGTGGCCCAGCGCGCGGTGAATAAACAAGATCATTGATTGTCCCCCAGGGGATTCATTTACGAATGATTACGGAGCGGCCAGTGAGGATTGCCCTCAGCGCGGCCAGATCTCTCTGGCGCGGTCCGCCAAGGTGCGCTTGTGTTGAAGGTCCAGTTCCGCCAACTTGCCCGTCTCCAGACTGTGCGTGATCGTGGCTTTCAACTTGGTCAGGAGCTGGAGCGTCAGGTAGATCTTTTCCCTGCCCGCTTCGTCCCTTGCCGGTGACGTTCGCCATGCGTTGGTCAACTCCTGCTCGATGTCTTCAAATGCCTGGATGAACGCCTCGTTTTCGAGACATTCCCGGGCCCGGTTGCCGTCGTAGATGCGTTCTTCAAGCGTTGCCATTCGGCGCCCCTTTGGTGTCCGCACTGGTCTGCGCGTTGCTCATGCTGGTATGGGCCTGAATCTGCGCCACCAGCACTTTGGTTTCGTTGTCTGCGATGGTCTTCCACTGGTCGAACTCGATCTTCATGCGCAGCTGCTCGGTCTTCTGCTGCTCCTGCATGGCGTCGAGCTGAGCCTTCTGCTGGCTCTCCAGCGTCTTCTGGTCGGCTTCGACCTGCTGACGGTTGGCATCGACTTGGGCCTGCATCTGCATCTTGGCCGTCTCTATCTGCAGTTCGTGGTCGCGCTTTGCCTGATCCAGATCGGCCTGATGCTGCAGTTCCATCTGCTTAAGCTGCATTGACGACTGAATCTTTGCCTGCTCGACCTGCATCTGCGCCTGAGCCTTGGCCTGTTCAGGGTCTGGCTTCTGCTGCGGAGGCTGCTTCGATGGATCGGTGAAGAACTTGTCGGCGTTCTTGAACCCGAGCTGCTTGGAGAGCTCAGTAGCCGCGTGATAGATGTTGTCCGGGGTCGCAATTCCGATTTCCAAGCCTTGCGCCTGGATCTGGCCCAGCATGGTCAGGTGCTGGATCTTCTGGTCCTTGTTGCCCATGCCGATGCCGACGTTAATGGTCACGTCGAACTGGTTGCTCCACTCGCGCGGATCGACCGGCACCCAGCCGCCAGTGAGCTTCACCACCTGCTCTTTCTGCTGATACTGGCAAACCAGCTTGAGGATCAGCTTGAACAGGTCGACGTAACCTTCGGAGAAGTTGCGGGCGATCAGGTCAAGGCGCATGTCGGCACGGTTGGTGATGACGTTCACGCCGGTTGCGGTGTCGTTCAGCGAACCACTGTCATTGCCCTGGCTGTAGCGCGTCCAGCCGGTCTTGTTCTCCAAGTCCTGCTGCATGTACTCCATCATCTGCATGGCATTGCCGATGTCTGGTGCGCCCTGGTCGAGACGGCCGACAGCGGTAGGCTGTTTGACCCTCACGACGCCACCCGGGCGCGAGGTCAGCAGGTCGTCAAGGTTGACCTGCCCTTCCACCGCGAAGTACCGACCGTTGACGGCCAGGTACATGTTGTCCAGCTGGGAACGGAGAATACTGGTCTTGGTGCGCTGGCTCTCAAGGGCCAAGTCAGCTACCGACAGACCGAAGAACTGGTGAGGTAGCGGCACAGGCGTGATCGAGACGAACGGGACAGCATCTACTGGTTCGTTGTCCAGCAGCGTGTTGCCGGCCATCGTGACCTTGCGCAGCTCGGCAATGCCGTCACCGTCGTAGTCCACGCGCATGTATGCCTCGAGCACCCACACGTTGTTCTGGCTGTCATCACTGGACGAATCGTTGTCGATGTAGGCGTTCTCGTCGTTCCAGCTTATGCGCTGGATGCGCTCGGAGTTCATGGCCTGACCCGAGTCTTCCGAGCCCAGATCGTCCACGTTCTTGTAGCCCATGGACTTCAGTTCGGACTTGGTCCGCTGCACCCGGTGCGCGACGAACTTGGCCGTCTCGATGTCCTTGGCGTTGCGGGCGATCAGGAACTCTTCCGGCGGCACGTTCTCGATGCACACCTTGCCATCGGTCTTGGTGCGCTTGCAGTCCACGTCGTATACAAGCTTGGGTGGAGTCGCCTGGATCTGCTGAATCTGCTGCATGACTTGCGGGGCAGACTGAGGTTGAGCCTGAGCCTGCTGCATCAATTGCTGAATGGCCTGCTCACGCTGCTCGGCATCTTCCTCATCAGGCGAGGCTGACTGCCCAATGATCTCGATCTCGTCGTCTTCCATCAGCTGAGCCAACTCGACGTCGGACATGCCGCGATACTCTTCGCGCTTCTCCTCGTGCCGGTTGTCCCACCAGACCTTGACGATGCCGTTCTTCTGCAACAGCGCGTCCTTCATCCACGTGTAAGCGATGCGGTGACCGTTGTTCTTCTTGTAGAACAGGTAGTTGACGTATTCCGTAGCCTGCTGAGCCTTCTGCTCGTCGTCAGGCTTGGTTGCCTCGAACTCGGCCACGGTGTCGGAGCCCACGAAGGTGACCATGAGCTGAGGCAGCATCGACTCAATGGTGTCGCGCACGTCCGTGGAGATGACCGACGAACGCCCCTCGACCTCGGGCGGCGACAAGTCGCCCACCGGCAGGCCAAGGTAGTAGTACATCGCCTTCTGCCGGGCATTGCCCAACTTGGACGATGAATACCCGAGCGACTGGCGCATCTCGGCCCCGACCAGGGCTTTGAGTTCGTCCTCTGTCAGACCCTTTGTCATGGTTTGCCTTTATGCGTTGTTGAGCTTGCGATAGTTGAGCTGTCCGCCCCACTCGTCGTTGCTGAGCTGGTCGGTGACAATGGCCAGGTAGCGCATCACGTCAGCGCCGTGGCTGTACTCGTCATGCAGTGGTGCGCCTGGCTCGTTGGTCTGCTGATTGATCTGCCGGCGGTAGCGCTTGAGGCACTCCACCAGTCTTGCAGTGCGCTCACGGTTGAAATAGGTGCGGGGGAAGACTTCCCGGACGCGGTTAATGCCCTGCTCGACGTGCATGTTCGGCACGGGTAGCACGGACCAGCCCAGCTGGCCCATAACCTCGGCATCTGACTTGCCGCTCTGATGGCGCTTGGCATAGCCGTCGTGGGGCAGGTAGACATGGCCCCAGTTGATCGGCTGTCCATCCAGCTGCAAGCCCTTGAGCTCGGCGCTGTACTCGGCCAGCGTGCGCTGATGTCCTTCGATGTAATGGACGATCCGGATCTCGCCGGCCGACTTCTGCGCCAGGATGATCGTCATCGCGTCATTCCAGCCCAGGTCAAAGATGACGTGGGTTTTCAGCAGCCCATCGTGTGGCACGTTGCCGATGCGCGACTCGGCCTGACTCATCTGCTCAAAGTAGATGGCGCCTTCCACTGCCGGCATGCACTTACCTTCCCAGATGTGAGCGTATTGCTCGGGCTTCATGGTCGCTTTGGCGTGCAACCGCTCCTGCTCCAGCACTGCCGGAAACCAAGGGTTGTCGCTGTAGTTCATCAGCACTGAAACGCAGTCAGGCGGCGGCTGAATGACGAAGCGCTGGTGCGTCTCGTCAGACTCAAGCTGAGGGTTGTAGCCGGCCCAGATCTCAGACCCAGGCTTACGAATGGTTGGCAGCAGCACGTCCCAGCTTTTCTTGCCGACCGCGTGCGCTTCCTCGACCCAGACGATGTCAACGCCCTCATAGGACTTGATCGAGTCGATCGTGTGTTGCTGCAGCCCGGCAAAGCTGAACTCTGTACCGTTCCTGCCCTTGATATAGGCCTGCTGGACGTCGTAGAACGCACCCAGCCCTAAGCCAGCGATCTGGTCCGCAAGCAGCTTGTGCACCGAATCAGCGATGCTCTTCTGAATCTCACGAGTGCAGAGAATACGCAGCGGCTTCTGAGCGCCATGCAGCAACAAAGCCCGGGCAAAGCTCCATGACTTGCCGCTACCCCGCCCGCCGTATGCAACCTTGTAACGGTGCGGCTCGAACAGGAACGCGAGCTTGTCCGGGAACTCAATTGCCATTTGGCTTGACGAAGCTGATGGTCAGGTTCTGATCGGCAGGACCGCCGCCTTCGCCATTGTCGTCGCCGAGGTTGTAAGCCTGGCGCTGACCCTTGATGATCTTGAGCTGGGCATCAACACCAGCATTCAACGATCGGGCGAAGTCGCCGTGTGTCTTCTCATCAATGTCGGCCTCAGACAGGAACACGCTGAGCTTGTTGGCAATGTCATGCCATCTCGCCCAACTTGAGCGATGGGACAGAACTAGCGCGAGCGCCTGATCAGATGCCTCAGCAACAATCTCGGCCTCAGTAACCAATGGGTCCTTATTGGTGCCGCTGGTTACCGAAGTGGTTACCTTGCGCTGAGTCGCAGCTCTGACCTGTTCAGTCAGGTCTCGCTCCCACCCGTGTTTCTTGGCCCGCTTGAGGATCGTCGCGTGGTTTGCACCATGCAGCTCACCAATGGCCCGGATCGAAAGAGAACCAGCCCTGTAGGCGCGCTCTATCGCCTCCCAGTCAGGCTTGGTCGTCATTAGGTTTCACCTTGTGTGACTTACTGTTGATCGCTTGAATCGATCTCACGGTAACGAGTGGCTTGCTTGACCTGAGCGCGGATCACGTCTTGGTCAACCTCAAGGCCTGCCATGTAGGCGAATGCGAAGACGGCTCGGACGTAGGTGCGGAACCACCATGGGAGATAGGCGCGCACCTTGATCTGGCGGGTCATGTCACGCTGCCGGCGGGTCTTGCTTGATGATGCGACCGAGGATCACTGCGGCACCCAACAGGGAGTTGACTGTGGCGAACACGCCGGGAGACACGACACCTTGCAGCGCTGGCCAGTAGGTGGCGGCAGCGTTCAATGCCACGAGGATGGCGGCGATCTGCACGCTGTACAGCTTCCAGAGCTGAGTCCATTGGGGAATAAGGTTCATGGCGCGCTCCGAATTACTGGGGGTTTATGGACTTCTTCAGGTCTTGCAGCTCAATGGCCAGCTCAGCCAAATCCTTGTCCTTTCGCTTCTCGGCCCACTTGAACCAGGCTCGTACCAATACCCAGGCAGGAAGGCCGCTGATGAAGATCACGCCACCAATAGCCATCAGGCCAAGGTCATCGTTGACCCATGCCCCAAGATCGAACCAGCGCACGATGAAAGCGCCTCCGCAGATACTGGAGACGGTGGTGCTGATCATCGCGACAACGAACTCTCGAACTGTCTTGGGCAGCGTCATTGCCATGACCACGATGGCAGCCAGTACCGCAACGAAGCCAAAGGCACCGAGCTTGTAGAGCGCGATCCCACCCAAAGCGGTAAACGGTCCGGGTTCTGACATGGCTTGCGATCTCATAGGCGCC